GCCCAGCCGCAGGTGCACACGCCATGTGGGGGCGTGCACGCCGCACGCACCCCCGGGCACGCCCCCGCCCGCGACCGTCCGCGTACATCTCAGGTGCCCCGCGAAAAAATCTGGGGCTAAAAGAAGTCCCTACTTTTTGTTGACTTGCAAAGTTCTGACAGCAGCACAGATGTTGTCTGCATCATGTCTCTGCCGCCCGTCCCGTACGACCGTCTGTTTAACTTCGAGACGTTCAGCACCACCAATCCGACCGTCCAGCAGCCCGGCGTACAGATTGACGGCGAACTTGACGCCCTAAAAATCACGGTAGACTCCGTGATTTCTCGTCTGTCTGAAATCCAGCGGTCTGACGGCAAGCTGAACCCGCAAGCCTTCGAGAGCACCGGCATCCCCGAGGCAATCGCAACCCAAGCTTATTCCCAGGTTTATGCACAGCTCCAGCCCCTCGTTCTCTCAGCGTCTCAATCAGCTGTTACCGCATCTATCTCTGCCTCAACTGCAGAAAATCATGCGAACGCTGCTCAGTCTTCTGCGACCACGGCCAACGCAGCCATCGCCCCGGCCAACGCAGCAAAGGACCTCGCGGCCACGAAAGCAACCGAAGCCCAAGCCTGGGCAGTCCAAGCAAACGCGTCCGCGTCGTCTGCCGCGTCTGCGGAAGTAGAGGCAGAGGCTGCAAGGGACCAGGCCATCGTCGCACGCGACGGTGCCGAGCAGGCGTTGTCGAGCGTCAGCATCCTGAAGAACAACATCGACAACCAGTATGGCAACCTGCTCGACGCCGACCAGAACCTTAACGACGTGTCGAGCAAGTCCCAGGCCATCAACAACCTTGGTCTTGATGTGACGGCCATGTCGGACGTCGCTTTGTTCAATCGCTTCAAGTCGATGTTCCACATGTACGTCGACCCGAATGAAGGCGACTGGACTGGCGTGACGTTTGATTTGAGCATCAGCAACTTCCTACGGACCAATTTCGGCCTCGTATTCAACGACGCATCCGGACAGTTCGTCCTCGCAGAGCCCTTCAATAACTTCGGAACCTACCTTGGCCAGGGCATCGAGGGCATGCACGAAGACAGCACGTTTGCTGTTCCTGGTTCCAATCAGGAAGACCGACGTGTCCTTACGCTCGCACATCGCCGTGCGGTTCTGCTGAAGCGTATGTCAATCATGGCTTCCATCATGCGGAACTCCATGCTCCGCATCCGAAGCGAATGGGGCTACAATGGAGACAACCGTCTGATTACGCTTCAGGACTTCCAGTCTGCACAGGGCAACACCCTGATGAAGTCCACAATGTGGGGTGTGGTTGCACAGAACGTCAACGACTCGATTTCCAACTGGTGGGCCCAGATTGACGCACCTGATGACGGCAAGCAGTATGCCCGAAAGAACCTCACCTGGACCGAAGTCGCTGCCTCATCTGGCGGTGGCGTCTCCCAGTACGACAACTTCAAGGTATACAATGCGAACGACGTCGTCTGGTTGGGTAACTTCATCTACCGTTTCAACACCTTCATTGGTGCTGCTGGTTATGGACCCGTAACGCATGCTGCGGCTTGGACCAAGTTGTCTGCGTCACAGATTTCAGACATCTTTAATCTCCAGGATGAGCTGAACGCAAGAGCGACCAATGCGGCCCTTGCGTCTGGTCTTGCAGGAAAGGCAAACACAAGCCACACGCACACCATCGCGAATGTGACCGGTCTGCAGACGGCACTCAACGGGAAGGCAAACCTGTCGCACAGTCACAACATTTTTGAAATCAACGGTTGGGCGGCACAGCTTGAACCTTACGAAAGGCGTTCGCTTCCCGTAATCTACGGCAACTACAATCAGACGTTTTACGTCACGAACCCTGGTTACCTCCACGTCATCGACTACGCTTCTGACACCCAGGGAAGGGTCGAGTTTGGCTTCACCAACACGGTCGGACAACGTTACTACTTTTACCAGGCTGCCAACGCTCCCTATCCTGTGCAGTTCCTTGGTGCAATCAACTCGGAGAATAAGACGTTCACTCGTGGTCCCAAATCATTCGTCACGGCCGTCTACACCAATGACGGCTGGGTTGTCAGCGGAGACTTGTCGTTCCCTCCGAACGGGACGCTTGTTGGCTCCTACTGTGCGGAAGCCTCCGCGACTGACGGCTTTGGAAATACCGTGACCGGATACTTCAACAAGGTCTACGAATACGCCGACGGACTTGGTGGTATCTACACCACGGGTGGCATCAATCAGGATGGTTGCTGGTATCCGTATGGCTTTTGCATCCAGCAGAGTGCCGAAACAAGCTCATCCACGCTTTCCTGGAGCGGATGCAACAGCAGCGGGACGTACAAGTATTCCTATTCGTTCGCAGACCTGTTTGCGGATGGCAACGGAGGTACTTACTACGGCGGCAATCAAGGCGGTTGGTCGGCCGGTTGGGGGGACACCATCTACGACAGCCTTAATTCTTGTGTCGTCAGGTACGACGGCATGGGCGGTTATTTCGTCGAGGATACATCGGGTAGTGGAAACCCCTCTTACGGAACCTATCTGGGCTATTTCAGCGGAACGAGCCAGTCGCAATACGTCACACCCTGCGGAGATACCGCCTACGGCTACGACTCATACTACTGGGCTGAAGACCGCTATGCAGATGGTAATGGCTCCTACTATGTGATGAACAATAACATCAGTTACGTCAGCTACGGGACCTACCTTTTCTACGACAACCAATGCGGGTACAACGTCTACGCTGACGGCAACGGCTCCTACTACACTTCCTACTAATCATGAAAGCTAACCACGAAACCATCGTCATCCCTGAAAACTCCTGGGTCGCCTTCGTCGACCTTGAGGCCAAGAAAATCCTTGGCATCTCCGAGTTCAAGAAGGGCGGCAAGTCTCACTCCAAGCTGGACCTCATCATCAAGCCGACCAAGGCCGAAGTTGAGGCCGAGCTTGCGGTGAAGCTCGCCTGATGTCCGAGGAAAAAACCGAATACTCACGCGAGGAGGCCATCGAGGCCTACTCTCGTCAGATTATGGCCGCCAAGCGACTTCTGTCGCTGAAGCGGGCCAGGTCCAGTCTTCTTGAGTTCACCAAGATGACGCTGCCGGACCCGGATGACCCGGACGACATCGACAAGTCCAGGTACACGGCGTGCAAGCACCACGAAGTCATCGCGGCAGCACTCGAGGAGGTCGAGAAGGGGTCAATCCAGCGGCTTATCATCACGATGCCGCCGCGTCATGGTAAGTCTGAACTGGCTTCCCGCCGGTTCCCGGCGTGGTTCATGGGCAAAGACCCGTATCGTCATACCATCTTCGCGACTTACAACGAGGACACCGCCAAGGACTTCGGTCGTGCTGTCCGTGAAATCGTCCAGATGCCGGTGTTCGGCCAGGTTTTCCCGGGCTGCCAACTCCGCAAAGGGTCCGCGTCTGCGGAGCAGCTTCAGACAATCGAAGGTGGCCAAGCCATGTTCGTAGGTCGTGGCGGCTCATTGACCGGACGTGGTGCTGACCTCCTTGTCATCGACGACCCTATCAAGGACCGAGACGAAGCAGAGTCCAAGTCTACCCGTGATAAGATGTGGGGTTGGTTCACGGACGTCGCCATGTCTCGACTGATGTCCGTCGGCAGCCGCGTAGTAATCATCATGACCCGGTGGCACGAAGACGACCTTATCGGCCGTCTGACGGACCCCACGAACCCCTACTACAACGCCGAGGAAGCCAAGCATTGGAAGATTTTGGCCCTACCGGCTCTTGCCATGAATGATGACCCCATGGGTCGAAAGCCTGGTGAGGCCTTGTGGCCAGAACGGTTCGACGAAAGCTTCCTCAATCGAGCGAAGTCGCTCAATCCGAGGGGCTTTGCCGCCCTCTACCAGGGGCAACCGGCACCAGAAGACGGAGATTTCTTCCGAAAAGACTGGATGGTCGGGTACCTTCCCAACGAATTGCCCAAGGATTTGATGGTCTACATCGCGTCTGACCACGCTGTTTCGGCTGACCAGGACCGTGACGCCACGGTTTTGCTGCCTGTAGGGGTCGACAGCAACGATGACATCTGGATTTTGCCCGAAATCTGGTGGCGTCGAGCCGAGACAGACGACGTAGTCGAGGCCATGATTGACCTAATTGACCGGTACAAGCCGCTCATGTGGTGGGCGGAACGCGGACACATCTCCAAGTCCATCGGTCCGTTCCTAAGAAAGCGTATGCAGGAGCGAGGCATCTATGCGGCCATCGACGAGGTCACCCCCGCCAAAGACAAGCAGACACGAGCCCAGGCAATCCGTGGCCGCATGGCCATGGGCAAGGTCAAGTTCCCCCGGTTTGCACCCTGGTATCAGGATGCCGAGCAGGAACTCCTCAAGTTCCCGTCTGCCAAGCATGACGACTTTGTGGACGCCCTGGCTTACATCGGCCTCGGTCTATCCAAGCAGTTCGGTGCCAGCGTTCCTGTCCTGTCTGAGCCCAAAGGTTTCCCAGTAGGAAGCATGGGCTGGCTCAAGCAGGCCTCCAACGACCAGCGTCGCCGTGAAAAGCAGTTGCGTTTGGGAGGTTTCTGACAACGCTTCAGACAAATGGAGTCAGACGACATGATGATGATGGGGGGCGTCCCTCCCGAACAACCCCCGATGATGCCTGGCATGATGCCTCAGCAGCCGGGCATCGACCCCATGCAGCAGCAGCAGCCCGGAGAAGGCCGCATCCGTCGTGATGTGATGGAGCCGCCGAAGGCTCGCCTCGAACTCGTCAAGGAAATCTGCGAAAAGGTACGCTCCGGGAAGGCAAAGCATGAGTCCGCGTTCAAGCGTATGCGTGACGACATGGACTTCGTGTCCGGAAAACAATGGGAAGGTGGCGACGAAGGTCGCTATGTCGCCAACATCACTCAGCGTCACATCGCCCAGCGTGTCGCGGCCCTGTATTGCAAGAACCCGAAGGCCACGGCCAAGCGTAAGAAGCGTCTGGAATACTCGCTCTGGAGCGAGTCCATGTCTGAATTGCAGTCCGCACAGGCCATGTCTGCCATGGCCATGCAGCAGGGCATGCCTCCTGACCCCAACGCCATGGCGTTGATGCAGGACTTCCAGCAGGGCTCGCAGAAGCGTGTCATGCTGGACAAGGTCGCCAAGACGCTTGAACTCGTATTCGACCACGTCATCTCCGAGCAGCAGCCCAATTTCAAGGCCCAGATGAAACAGCTCGTCCGTCGTGTCTGCGTGACCGGCGTCGGCTACGTCAAGATTGGCTTTGAACGCGTCACTCAGCGTCGCCCGGAGGATGCTGAGAAAATCCGCGACATCACTGAGCAAATCGCAGCCGTCGAACGCCTTACGCAGGACGTCGAAGACGGCGAAATCAAGGAGAACGAAGCCAATCTCGAGCGTCTGCGTCTGATGATGCGTGACCTGTCTGAGAAGCCTGAAGTCATGGTCCGTGAGGGCGTCGTCTTCGACTTCCCTCCGTCCACCAGCATCATCGTCGACCCTAAGTGCCGCCATCTTTCTTCGTTCCTCGGTGCGGAGTGGGTCGCTCAGGAGTTCATGATGAGCCCTGACGACATCAAGGAAGTCTACAAGGTGGACATCGGCAACGAATACAACTCCTACAAGGAGGGCCGTAACATCGCCCACCCTGAAATCGGTGGCAACGGCGAGCGTTCAGACGACCGCTGCTGTGTCTGGGAGGTCTACTCCAAGAAGGACCGCATGAAGTACGTCGTCGTCGACGGCTTCCATGACTTCCTGATTGAACCGGAGTCCCCGTGGCCCGAACTTGAAGGTTTCTGGCCCATCTTCCCGCTCGTCTTCAACGAAGTCGAGAACGAGAAGTGCATCTTCCCGCAGTCTGACGTCTCGCTCATCCGTCCTATCCAGGTCGAATACAACCGTGCACGCGAAGGTCTGCGTGAACACCGTCACGCCAACCGTCCGGCCTATGCCGTTCCGTTCGGCATGATGGATGAGAAGGACAAGATTAACCTGGCTGAGCGTCCGGCTCACGCCATCATCGAACTTCGCGGCCTTCAGCCCGGTCAGCCGGTCGATGCCATCCTTCAGCACATCAAGCCGGTCGCCATCGACCCTGCTTTGTATGACACGAGCATGCTCGTTGATGACACGCTTCGTATCCTGGGCTCCCAGGAGGCAAACATCGGCGGCACGGCGGCCTCCGGAACCACGGCCACCGAGGTTTCCGTCGCTGAGTCCAGCCGCATGTCTGCGGTCGGCTCCAATGTCGACGACCTTGACGAGTTCCTCGGCCTGATTTGCCGTGCAGCCGGTCAGGTCATGCTCAAGGAGTTCTCCCAGGAGTACGTTACCAAAGTGGTCGGCCCTGGTGCCGTCTGGCCCCAATTCACCCGCGAGGAAATTGCGGAGCAACTTTACCTCGACATCGAGGCTGGCTCCTCCGGACGCCCGAATAAGGCCCAGGAACTGCAGAATTGGGAGCGTATGGCCCCCATCCTGATGCAAATCCCTGGTATTCCTCCGGATTTCCTGGCCAAGGAAACGTTCCGCCGCCTGGATGACCGTCTGGACACCACGGACCTCATCGTTGCCACCATCCCGTCCATTGTCGCCATGAACGCCAACCAAAAGGCCATGGCTGGAGACGCCGCCGCTACCACGGAAGGCAATCCTAACGCTCAGGGAGCCGAAGGAGCCAACAATGCACCCGTCCAGGGTGCTGCTCCTGGTGCCCCTGGCCCTCAGACGACAGACAATCAGACGCCGCCTCAAATGATGGCGTAAAAACGCTTGCTTTGTCTGCAGACACAGACAAAGTGTGACTTATCCCACATGGAAACAGACGATAACAACCCGGTAGCCTCGTCGGCTGCGGAAAATACCGACAAAAACAACGGAAACACCGTTCCCTCCCAGGAAAATGCTGTGAGCCAGCAGCCTGAAGACGTGAACGGTGGTTCGGACGCTAATAATGTGCCGCAGGCCCCGTCCGCCTCGGAGACAGACGCTAACAAAAAGCGGACTACCCTACTCGATGTCGTAAAAAGCGTCGCTGCGGGTAAATCCGACGCGGGTTCGTCGCCTGCGGGGAATAACGAAGTCGCATCCAAGGATGCCGAAGGTGGAGAAAAAGCGGTCAAGGACGACGCTACCACCGACGGCAAGGCCGAGGACAAACTTCCGTTCCACAATCACCCTCGATGGAAGGCCTTACTGTCTGAACGCGACTC